TAATTTATACCTGGTGTTTTTTTCATTTCTAGAACAGTTACATTATATAAATATTGATGACGCATGCCGCCACTCCATCCCTCTTGTACTAATTTTTGAACACAAGGAGGAAAGTGTTTCCAGTCTCTTTCGACCTCATAATCTTTAATTGTTAAATTATAAAATTTATGCGGATCTATAGCTTTAGATTTTACAATTTCTATAAACTGACCTACTAATACGGGTGTACCATTATTATTGTAAGCAAATTCCATAGTTGCATTCATGTTAAAATACGGCATGTTAATTGTTTTATTACAAGGAAATATTTCATTAGCTAAAAAATATTGCTCGTTAAATTCTTGTAGTTTAAGTTTTACCTTATCTATCTTTGCTGGTTTTTTAAAAAAAATAAATAAATGCAGGCCTCCCGATTTAGAGACAACAGGTATGAAGGGTAAATCAAAATTTGATATTATATCAATATATTTTTTCTTAGAATAATTTTTATAATCATTAGGATCAATATCTATGCAAGCCCAACAACACTCATCACCTAATTCAGGTCTAAGTCCTATTCTATATTTACCGTCTAAATGATCTTTCCAAACATTAGAACTAATGTTTTCATGCACGGTAATATATTTTGCCTGCTTCTTCCCATTAGATCCACTCTCCCCCGTAAGGGAGAGCTTCACATATGATTTAGGATAACATGCAAATAATTTTTGCAAGTCCTTATGAAACATTAGAAGGGTACTTCTTTTGTCTCTTTCGTATTAGGAGCTTCTTCTTCTGGCTTATAATACAAATTAAATTCTTTAGCCATATGTGCAAAGTTTTTTGCTTTGACATATGAAGGAGCATCTTTTTTATCAGACTCTTCTAAAAACCTATCGAATCTAATTTGCCAACCCCAGTATTTGTAAGTGCCACTTTTTTGTCTGACTGTACTTAATCTGTATACACATTTATATCCAGGAGGTGTTTGACCATCTATCTGATTGCTTCTTAATTTCTGCAACCACTCAGTTGCTTTTTTCTTTTGTGTAGATTTCATAGTTATTAAACCCTCTTCAATCACTTGATATTTAGAGTCTAATATCATGACAAACCAATTACCAGTATCTTCAACATAATTACCATTTGGTAATTCATCTTTGTTGCCGTTTCTAACGGTGCCGTCTGGTTTTTCTTGATGCACAGCTACAGGTCTATTGTTACCGTCCTCTAATGGAGCCCATTCGTTAAAACTTCTTTTGTAATAACAAGGCACTACTAAAATACCAGGTTCTCCCGCATAAGCTCTTTCGCTAGTTTGATTAAATATACAACCTTCACTAACTGGTTTTCCATCTACAGTTTTTTCAACATCAGGCATACTGCTTGAATAAATTATCTTTATTAAAGGTAATTTAAATTCATCAGACGAGGCTTGTTCAAACCCCATACCTGCATCTTTTTTCCAATCATTTACTGCTGGTAAATCATTCTTTTTTATTGCTACTTCACTCATCGTTTTTTCCTTTCTTTATTATAGTTTCTGTTTTGTGATATACTTTAAATAACTCGTCATTAACAGGCTGACCACCTTCTTTTAACGAGTTAATATGCGATTGTAAAGATCGTGCATTAACTGTCTCATCTAATATTACAGGATATCCTTCGGCTTGTAATTTATCTTTCAAACCTAATGATTCACTATAGTCGCTTCTGTCAAATGATATACTTAAAGTATTTTTAATTAAAGTTCCTGCATTATTCTTTTCCAACCAAGCTATTCCTGCTGCTCTTCGTAAAGCTAACTCTTTACTTTTTTCACAAGACTTTTTAGTTGGTAAGTAAGCTGTGTAGAAACTTCGAGTCGTCACTTTGTCACCATTGTTGGTAACAAATTCTTTTAAACCCAGCTCAGTCATCTTCTCTGGTATAGACACTTCAGATAATTGTCTTTGTTGTTCACTAAGGGTAGCTAAAGCTGATTTAAGATCCTCAATGGCCTTTTCGTTTTTGGTCATGTCAAGAATTAAATTTTTCAGCTGCCCTAATTTATTATCTTCTAAGTCAATCGTCATTTTTACTTCTTCATTCATGTTTATCTCCTTCGTTATTTTTGTACCATAATAATTTATACTTGCAATGTCAACATAAAAATCCTACAATATCATAAAAAAGCCAATATAATCTATATATGACATTTAAATATAAAACAAAACCTTTAGAACATCAAAGACAAGCCTTAATAAAAGGAGCTACAGAAAAATATTTTTTCTTATCTATGGGTATGGGTACAGGTAAAACTAAAGTAGCGATAGATAATGCTGTCTATTTATGGTTAGAAGATAAGATTAATGTTGTTTTTGTTATAGCTCCTAATAGTGTTACTCACAATTGGGAACATGAAATAAATATACATAGTTCTGGAAGAAATAAAATTTACATTTATAAAAGAGATGATTTCTCTTTTGATGAGAACTTAATAAATTGGTACATTATGAATGTAGAGGCTTTGTCTCATCAGTCGGGTATTTCAGTTGCAAAAAAAATAGTAACAGCACACCAGGAAAAGATGTTTATGTGTGTTGACGAAAGCACAACTATTAAAAACCATAAAGCAAAAAGAACAAAAAATATAATTAAATTATCTGAAAATGTTGAATGGAAAAGAGCTATGACTGGATCCCCTGCAACAAAAAGTCCTTTAGATTTATATACACAATGTGAATTTTTAAAAAAAGGTTTATTAGGTTTTTCTAGTTATTATTCTTTTAGAGCTAGATATGCAAAACTTAGAGCTTTAACAAGAGATGGTTTTAGACAAACTATGATTCCTTACGATTATCAAAATGTAAATGAGCTAGCCAGTAAATTAGATAAATTTTCTTACAGAGCTATAAAAGAAAAATGTTTAGACCTACCACCTAAAATACATGTTAAAAGATTTGTTCAATTATCAAAACAACAAATGGTTATTTACAACAGTTTAAAAAAATATGCTAGAGCAGTTTTTCAAAATAAAGAATCATCTTACACAAATAAATTAACAGAAATTTTAAGACTACATCAGGTGACTTGTGGTTTTTTTAAATCAGATAAAGGTGTTATAGAAGATATAGAAAATAATAAAACGAAAGAATTATTATCTGTGATTGATGAAATACAAGGTAAAGTAATTATTTGGGCAAACTATATTCATAATATAGAATTTATAATTAAGTTGTTAAAACAAAAGTTTCCTTACGATAAAACAGTAGCTATATATGGTGCGGTAAGTGTTGAGGATAGAGATGCTGCGGTGCAAAGTTTTCAAACAGATAAACACACCAGGTTCTTTGTGGGTAATCCATCCACCGGTGGTTATGGTTTAAACCTTACAGAAGCAGAGACCGTAATATATTATAGCAACTCATATGATTTAACACATAGAGAACAATCAGAGGACAGAGCTCACAGAAAAGGACAAACAAAAAGTGTGACTTATGTAGATATAGTTTGTAAAGGCACTATAGACGAATTTATTTTAAATGCTTTGAATAAAAAAAAGAATATGTCTGCTCAAGTTTTAGGAGAAGAAGTTCTTAAATTTTTATAGTATTTGTAAGCTCTTTCCATCCATTTATTTTCATACTCTAATAATTTGTCATAATCCATGACAAAACTTTGGTATTGAAAATTTTTAGTGCATATACATATTAATCCTTGCTCTATCTCTCCATAGTAAGCTTTATGAGCTATAGAGTATGCCGCTATTTGATAATAATAATCTTCTATCCACTCTTCTCTTTTTAATTTATTTGCTTGTTTGAAGTCTATGATTGTGGGTTTATTATCATACAAGCCCACTAAATCTGTCATACCAGCCCACGCCATTTTTTTTGGATTAGGATATAAAGATGGACAAAAATCATTATACATTAAATTAATTTCACTTCCCCAAACTTCTTTTAACTTTCCTAAATGATCTACTATTTTATGAGCCATTAATCTTGATGTATTACCTTGAATAGTAGTATTTAAATAAGGTAATCCTTGACAGTATTTTTCTAAAACTAAATGCATTTCAGTTCCTCTTCTGGCTGCATCTATCGTGATTCTTGTAGCTTCTGCCTGACCAACTCTTTTTTTCCAATTGCACAAGGCTCTTCTTTTTTCTTCACTTTGTGTAGCAGATAGAATGGTGGTTACAGAAGGTATTTTTTCTCCTTCTACATTGTATGTTCTAATTTTTTCATCGTTTCTAGAATATGATTTGTATTTGTATTTAGAAACGATTTTAAAATCTGTTATGGTAAAGCTATTTTTTTTTCTTATTATCTGCATACAAGTTATTAAAAGTATATTCAGGATCCATATAACTTTCATCTTCTTCCGCAGAAAATTCATATTGACTTGGTATAAAGTTAGGAGCTCCGGAACCCGTTACCCATAAAGCTGGATTAGTAACTCTTACTCTATTGTTTGGTTGGGCTACTACCTGTCCTTTAAAGTCACCACTTGTAATAGCTAGCACATGACTTTGTTTATGTTGAGCAACATCATCTCCAAGACTTGTCATTTCATCTCCGTTTGTGTAGTCGATTGTAAAGTAATATTTAGCATTATAAAATTGTCCATCTATTTTAGTTATCCAAGGAGAGCTACTTGTTCTATCATATCTAACTATACTAAAATGTCTGCTAGAGCAATCCCAAGGTTGAATAAAATGATTTGGACATCTTGGAGGATACTCGTCTAACATTTCATCAGCTACTAAAGATTGAATTGGCATTCTCGCCCACATAGCTCCACCGTGTGGTCCATTAACTCTGTTGTCTTCATCTTCACAACCCGTAAAAACAATTTGAAAAGATAAAGAACGATCAGGTATTGCTGTAACTGCTATGGCGAGCCCGTGTATAAACTCGCCATGAAAATCTCTGTGGTTATGGGTAAATTCTTTTCTAACCCAAACTTTAAAATATGGAATGTTGCTAGTAAGATATGCCATATCTTACTATATATACAGGATTTTAATTTAGCAAGTTATTTTTTAGTAAGCTTGTATCCCATTCCACCAGCTGCTCTTTTAAGCATACTTAACATTTCTCTTTTGTTAGTGCCGCCTTTACTATAGCCTTTGGTAGCCATGTTACCGCCTTTAGCTCTCATCATTTTTTTAGTGCCACCTTTAGACATCCTCATCATTTTAGTGCCGCCTTTGGACATTCTCATCTTAGTGCCGCCCTTTGACATTCTCATCATCTTTGTGCCACCTTTTGCCATTCTTTTCATGCCTTTAGTTTTTCTCATAAGAAACTCCTTGTGTTAACTTTATTATTATACTATTTTTCTGCATCATCCACAATCCAGTTATCACGCATTTTTTTGTAATCTAAATATAATTCTGTGTCTGCATAACCACGACCTTCATTCATGCATATCATAAAATATTTAGGTTCATATAACATACAACTTTCGTGATCTCCTTCAATTATTGAATGAGCCAATACTATTTTTACTGTGATACCAATAGCTAATGCAATAAAACCAACCACAGCTAAAACAATAAATCCCATTCTTATCATATCGTACATTTCTTTTTGTTGTTTTAACTTTTTAGCTTTTGCTTCTTTGATTGCTTGTTTCTTAGCGTCTATTCTTTTTTTTCTCTCAGCAAGAATGAATTTCCAGGTTCCATGACCAAAGCGGTGGTCGATCAACTGAGATAGGTCATAGAGGGCCTCCTTGGCTAAACGAGCGTCAATAACCTCTTGTGCAACATTTTCAACAGCAAAAGGATCTGCACCTGCTTTTTCTCTAGCTTTAAGTGCCTGTTGTTCTCCTACCATTGCTTTATCTATATGACCTAATAGTTGTCCTATATCTTGTGCTGTGGATATATTGGTTTTTATGAAGTCAACACTTTGTTTAACTAATTTAAATCCCGTGACGACTGCTGCTCCAGCTGTAAAAGGATCAACCATTGTTTTTCTCAATAAACCTATCTAGTTTTTCTTCTAGTCTACGAAGCTGTTCTAGAATCTGAGAAGTCTGTGACTGTGCATCGTCACGAGGCAGGTACTCTTCCCTGGTTTTATTGAGTAATATTTGTAATCTTTTTACTTCAGCAAACATTTTGCTAAAGGCCCAGCCAAAAGCAGAGGCAAGTATAGTAAGCAAGATATTCCAAAACATCATTTCATCCATTAGCTAGGCCTTGATTGTGCTATGGCTTGACCTGTTGCATCTTCAGGAAACAAACTTGCATAGTTTTGTCTTAAATTAATACTAGGAGCTGCAGTTGTTGTGGTTTGTTCTGGAGCTACCGGTAATTGAGGTGCTTCTACTGGCTGTTCGACAGGTGGAACAGCAGGAGCATCAGTTTGTGGAACCATTCTTGATTGCTCTTCTGCTTTAGTTTGTCCTTGATGTATGTCTAACATTTTTCTTTTCTCAGCATCAGGAGCATATTTATACATATAAGCATCAGGATAAAATTTCATAAGTGTTTCATCAGGTAGTTGAAACACATCTACAGATGGCGTGTCTACATTAGATCCTAAATTATTTAAATAAGTATCTATATCGCTTAAAGTAACTTTTCTATAATCCACCTCTATCGCATCTGCATCTGATGATATAACAGCATTAAGAAAAGTAGCTAAACTTCTTGTTCTTTTTGGACCAAAGTATTGCCCTAATGGTTTTAAAGGATCTATAAATACTCCTGTTCCTAACAAAGAAGCTTGATCTTTTCTTGCAATACCTAAATAATTACGCAAAGTTGGTTTTGCATTTAATGCTGCTCTTTCTGCAGGAGTATACAAATCTAGTAAAGCACTTGTAGCTTTTGGATCTGTTAAAAGTTTACCTGCTCTCCTCAATAAAAAAAAAGTAGCTATGGTAGTTAATATACTATTATCACTAATGCCACCAGCACCCATTGTTAAATATCCAGCTCCCAAACCTCCTAATGCAGATAAACCTGTAAGCCCAGCTCTTCTTGCTAAAAACTTTGATGGTTTTGTAAAACCAACACTATCTACAGCCTCTAAAATATTTATTAACTCATCAACTTTTTTAAATTGTGCATCTCCAACCATTTCCCTAAAAGCACCTTGACCTGATACAGTATCTAATCCTAAGTTGCTTCTAAATTTGTCAAACTTAAAACCATCTTCTAAATTTATAACTTGAGTAAAATCTAAATCTTTACTTTGTATTTTTAATGAATTCATTAAAGACTCTCTGACAACAGGATTTTTTATATTCTCTATTTGTTTCATTAAACCTGGAGTTTCAATACCTTTGAATATACCTTTACTTATTTCATCTAAATATTGATAGGTGTTAACATCAGCGTCTTTTAGTTGTTTTCTAATCTGTAAAATATCTTTTGGAAAAATTTTTCTTTTAGCTCCCTCATCCATAGCATCTAAAAAAGAATCATACACATGTCGAGAAGATGCCCTTTTCATAAAATCTTTTGCGTAAGCTGATATTTGTGCATCACCTGAATCTACACCAATGATTTTTGCAAACTGTGATATAGTGTCAGCATCTTTGCTTCTAAACACATTTTTTACCATAGAATCAAAAAATTCTTTTGGAGTAAAACTAACTTGAGCTCTGTTAACCATTTCTGGAGATAATAATTCAGCGTCACCAAGTTTAAGTCTTTTTGCTACTTTTTTTTCAAACTCAGAAATTGAACTATAAAATGTTTCATTTGCTTTTCTTAACATATCTTTAGCTTGTGTTATTTTTAATATTGCTGCTTCTTCCGAACCTAATCTACTAATTAATTCACGACCCATTTGATTTTCAATAATCTCTTCGCCAGCTTCATTAGTTGTTTTTTTAAATAATTCTTCTACAGCTAATTTTTCTACAGACGCTAAATCTAAATCTAAATCTTGTATAAATCTTCTACCTAATTTTTGTACCATTGAGCTTTTATTTACTTTTAATAAATTATTCATGGCTGCTTTAAATCTAGCGACATCCATAAAACCCATACGATCAAAAGTAGCATCTGCTATAACATTACCATCTGCATCTCTTTTTACTAATGTTCCAGAAATACCTCTGATTAATTCAGTAAATTCTCCTCCAAAATTATCTAATAAACTTTTAACTCTTGGATCATCTGTATTCTTTAATACTTGTTCAAATTTACCACCAGATAAAAAATTATTTTCAAAATCTTTAACAAATTTTTTAATTTTTGTTGTAGGAACCACCATTAAATCTTCATCTTTTACAAAATTTCTTAAAGACTTGTATTGAGCCTCTATTACTGCATCACTTCTAAAATAATTTTGCTTCATAAGTTGAAGACCCTCTGCTCCTAATATTTCTGCGTGCCCATAAGGAGCAAAATCCTCTGATGCACTAAAAGCAGATCTGAAAACTTTGGGTAATTCTCTTTCTGCTTGTCTTCTTCCTGCATCCGCAACAAAAGGTGTTACACCAATGATTCTAAAAAAACCTTTTATAAATCCAGGAAAGCCCTCATCATCAGCTAGTTGAGCTAAACTTAAATTTACATTCTGTTCCTTTGCTATTGTCGCTAGTTTAACAGCATTGGGTCTGTTTAAACCTAACATACCTTTCACAACACCTCTACCTGCTCTGGCTGCAAAATACCCTGCAGTAGTACCTGCTATACCATAAAAAGTTGAGTTTACCATAGCATTGAAAGCGTGCATACCTACTTTTACTGACTCTGGGCCTTGATCTAACTCTTGAATAGATACATCATTTAAATCTAAGATAGCATTGGAATTTAATTCTGAATTATATTGAGCTATGTCAAAGCCTACTGATCCTAAACCAGCACCTATTGCTCCACCTTGTAAAGATCTTAATTCTGTTCTAGCTATAGGACTTAAAACACTTTTACTACTTATTGCAGACTCTCCTAATTGTAAAATTTTGCTTCCTGTTTTTCTTGTAAAATTTATTGTTCGTGCTAAAGCACCCAATGCTTTACCTGGTCTACCAGGTAATTTGTTAGCCATAGCTTGTAAATCATCTGCAAATTTACTATTAGCTTTAGCAAAGTTAAATAATTCTGGTCTTTGTGAACCTACTCCTCTACCTGTTTCTTTTAAAGAATCTGCAATCTCTTTACTATTAGCTAGAAAAGGAGCAATGGAACCTACTAAGTCACCTACTAACTCGTAATCAGCTCTAGAGTCAAATAAAGTTCCTACAGGAGTATCTATACCTTTAGGTGTAGAAGCCTCTACTGCCTCTGATAAAATTTCACCAGTCGCTCCTACTTGCTTTAAAGTTAAACTTTCTAAAGTCTCATTACCAAAATTTATGCTGCCTTGCTCCTCTAAAGCTGCTAAAATATCTCTTTGTTCCTCTGTTAAGGCTCGTGTGTCTAATAAACCTTGGTCTATTTGATTTTGTATATCTTCTATTGTTGTTTGTTCACTCATACTATTCTCTAATTAACTGTTGGCAATCCTTGAGGAAAAACTTCCTTAATTCTATCTTCACTTAATTCCTCAGGTGGTATTTTTTTCTTTTGTTTATCTGTTAAAATTTGAAACTCTTGAAATAAATCCATCATTTTGTATTCACTTTCTATAGATGGATCTCCACCATTTTGCATGTACAACTCAGCGTTTGTTCTGAAAGCCTGTTGAAATTGTGGCATTAAATTTTTATATGCAAGTGCTATTTCTTTGTCAGATTTACCAAAAGTTATAATGGATGTTTGTCCTGCAGCATCAGTAACATCAGCAACTGTCAATCTATCAGTAGGTTTGTTAGCATTAGCTAACATATATTTCATTCTTTGCTCTATTAATCTCAACAGAGCCACTTGGCTTAAAATTTGATCTCTTTTACTACCTTGAAATTTATCTATGTCTATACCCATTCTTGCTGATGCTCTTCTACCCTCAAAACTAACAGCACCTGTTTTTTTGTCTGTAACTAATATTTTAGCAACTTCGTTTTCAACTTCTCTCATTTCTTTATCAAAGTGTGCTAGAAACTTATCTTTTTCTTTCCAGTCTTTACCTTCCGTTTGAGCTAGCAAATAATTTTTATATTGCACATCAAAACCAGATTGTAAAATCTTTTGATATTGTTGAGCAGTTTGCCCTGTCATATCTCCAAGCACTTCATCCATGTTGCTTTTAACACCAGGAAAAATGCCAGCTAAGTCTTTAAATTGTTCTGCATATGATGCAAATTTAGATTGAAAAGAACCTACAGTTCCAAATTTTATAGCTCCTTGCTTGTTTATTGCTAATACATCATTTATAAAGCCTGCAGCTGTTTTAGCCATATTCATACCAACTAAAGCTTGATTTCTTGCTTTTGGATTAGCTGTAATTTTTTGTCTTTCATTGTATAATTCAAGTAAACTCACATCTTTTTTTTCACCGTCTACTATTTTTGTAACCATTACTTGATCTAAAGGTTTAATTTCAAATCTTCCATCTTTATAAGAACTTTTATCGACTACACCTATTTGACCATCTTTTGTTGTAGCAAACTCAAATTTAGTTAATCCAAACATATTCATTCCAGGTGTTCTAATTAAAGCCAATTCGGTTTTACCTTGTATTTGCATAGAGTTATCTCTTGCTTTTTTGGCTAATTGTTCATTTTTTTCTCTAGCTAAATCTCTTGCCAGTAGATGACTTAATAATTTATTGCGGTCTTGAGCAATATCACCTATTTGAGAGCTAAGTAAAGCTTGGTTTTTGTTAAAAACATCTTTTTCACCTTGTGATAAATTAGCTTCCATTACTTTTTCATATGCCATAAAACCATTTAATAATGCTAAATTTTGTTTTTTCTCAGATGCTCTGATTGCCATCAGGTCATCAACAAAGACATTACCTGCTTTTGTTGTAATGTCTAACGCACCTTGTAAACCTCTATCAAAAGATCTACCACCAATCATATTTAAGCCAAATTTAATTAAAGTCATGTTTTTTTCAAAATCATTATCTCCTAAAGCATCTGCATATCTTGCTTTGTATTCATCAAATGTTTGTTTTTGATCAAAATCATCTTGAATCTTTTTTTCATATTCATCTATGTTGGACTGGTATGATTTATATAATTGTTCTTTTTGTTCACTAAAAGTTTCTAAAGCTCCAAAATCTACCCCAATATCTGGTAAGTCTTGCATAGCACCCTCGATACTACCACTTGGATTATTGCCAGATACTCTATTTTTAGTAGCTTCTTGTTTCATAGAATTTAATGACCCTTCAGAGTCTGCCTGCATATCAATTTTAGGTTTTGTTTCTTTATCTAAAGTTTCTTTACTAGCAACAGCTTCATCTACATTTTCTTCTTCTGCTTTTTTAACAGGTTCATTAGACTTATTTCTTATGTCTGTTATTTTTTTATTTAATTTATCTAAATCATCTTTTGTTTTTTCACTTTTATCGTATTCTATTAAAGCTTCTTTTTCTTGTTGACTTACTTTGTCGCTGAAAATTTTAGATATTTCTTCATTTGTGACATCATTTTGATCTACTTTTTTATCTTCTTGAGCAGATTGTTCATCTTGAACATCTTTAGCTTTTTGCTCTATGATTGCATTTCTATTCTCAGAACTTAAAAGTTCTTGATTTGGCTCACCTCCAAATAAAAACTCTAAAGGTAAAGCGGCAAGACTTCCTACCATTCCTAACTTACCAGCTCTTCCAACATTTCTACCAAACCTTGATGCGGGCACATCTTTTCCGGTAAACAATCTTTGTAAAACTGAAGGAGCTATTAAAGTTGCAAGACCACCATACCCTGCAGTCTCAAGAGGAGTTGCATCTTCATCTCTTGCTGCTTGAACATCAAAAGGTATTAAAAGTCCTTCTAAACCTGCTCCTCTCATAACAGCACCTTTTGTTCTAGGTCCCTCAACCATACTTTTATCAAATAAATCTTGTTGTATTCTTGGCACCTTTTGTCTTGTTCCAAATCCAAAACGACCACGATTAATAGCTCTACCACCACGAACTAAAGCTCCTATGCCTCGTGCTCCTAAATTTAAAAATGTTGGTAAGAGGGAAGCTACCATTAAACTGTTTGACCCCCTACACTAGCTTGTTTTTGTCCTGGTGAAAATAAAGAGTAAACACCATATGCTGCAGCACCTGCACCTGCCGCTTGTGCAAGAGGATTAGTACCAGGACCCGTGCTTCTAGTTATTTCAGAAGCTGCAGTTGGTAAGGTGGTCATGATACCTTTTGCAAATTCTAATCTTTGGAATGGCTCATAAGCTCTTGCAACTTCTGTTGCTCTTTCTGCTTGTAAGGCTCTATCTGCAACTTGCCTTTGTAAAGCTCCAGCAGCACCTAGTTGTGATATATCTGCTCTTTGTGCAGTTTGTTGTTGGTTAGCTAAATTAGCCAATGCTGTTCCTGTGTCCATAGCAGCTCTTGTTTGAAACTCTCTTTGTCCTATCGCTAAACCTGTGGCTCTGTCAAATCCACCTGCTCTTAGTTGACCAATAACTCCTAATCTTCTACCTTCTTCTTCTGCCCTTTGCACACCTTCTCTACCACCACCAAAAGCACCTGACTCCACCGCTTGAGCAGCTTGTTGATTTTGTTTCATAGCACTTTGTCTATTAATTTCATCAATCACATATCGTTCATACGGATTCATAAATGCATCTATATCTGGCTGTTGCATAGCTAAAATATTACCTTGTAGAATTGATGCTATACCAGCAGTTCTAGTAGCATCACCCACACCTGTTTGTCCAGCTTTAGCTATAGCTTGTTGTTCTAACGGAGCTAAATTAGCAACTTGAAACTCTGGTACTTCTATTGGTTGTCTAGCTAATTGCATGGCTTCGTCATACAAAGCTAACTTTCTGCCTTCTATTTCAGGAGCCTCTCTCGTGATCGTTGTTGTTTTACCAGGGGCAGCTGGTGCTGGAGCTGGGGAACTACCTCCACCACCAAAGTAACCTTTGAGACCAGTTTTAACATTAACCTTTCCTGCCCCACCTAACTCTTGTAAAATCTTAACCTCGTAAGGATTTACATGAGCAAGTTCTGTATCTTCATATTCTCCCTTTTCAGCGATATCATCATATAAAATATTATATAATTTTACTTTAAACTTAACGGGTAAAAGTTTAAGTATCCATTTCATAGTACATACCTTTTTCAATAAAATTTAAATTTAATTTTTTGTTTATCTTTGACCAACCTTTTCTACCTATAATCTCCACACCTTTACAACCACTTCTTATACTCTCTACTCTAAAAAAATCTATTATAGTTTTCATATGATTAATTAAACCTGTACCACCAATAAATAAAACACAATAAACTTGCTTAGCAGGATAAATCATAACTTGACTTACAAATGCACCAATTAAAAAATCATCATTAAAAATACCAAAAAGTTTCATAACTCCTGCATTTAATTTTTCGTAAGTGCTTGAAAGGGTATGCCTTCCGTTACTCAAATCAACAGCTTTTTCTATCATAACAGACACAGTATTCCAACACTCCTCGGCATGTAATTGTTTTATTTTGATCATGATGTAATGTCATATATCCTTTTCAACTGACTCTGTTGTTTATAAAAAAAGTCAGCTCCTTTTTTTCTCATGTCTTTAAAATCTTTTGGGTTTGCTCCTTGCATAATACCAGCACCTAATACTGCATCTGCTCTACTTACAAATTCTCCATCTGCTAATTGAGCTAACATAGTATCTTTATCTTTGTTACCTATGCCAGATCCATCTTCAACATATCCTTTTGCTCGCACATAATTATTAGTATCGTTTTCATCGTTTTCTATTTTACTTGGTAAATAATTTACACCACCCTCATTATATTTAGGTAAGGTATCCACTATACCCCCTTTTGCTAATGTATAAATAGGCGAATCTACTAAAGTCTGAGGTGCAGATGTATACTGAAATCTTCCGGATGCTCCTCGCACTTGTTCATCCGCTTTTTGTTTTGCAAGTGCGTATGCTGTTTCATCAAAATCAGGCATAGGTGCAACATCTTGTTGCAATGCTCCACCGCCCAACAGTAAAGGACTAGCTGCTGCACCAGCTAAAGCTATTTGTTTTCCTGTGCTTAGACCTTTTAATGTAGGCACCAATCCTGTTTTTACAGGGACCGCAGAGGTTAAATTTGTTGGAGTCATTGCTCCCACACTAGAATATCCTGGAGGAGTAATTCCGGCAATACCACCACCTAAAGTTTGAGGAAATGCATACCCACCTGCTGTTCCTATTGCACCACCGATTAATGCATTCTTAATCATATCTCTATTTGATCCTCCTGATGCTTTTGTATATAGAGCTCCAAGACCTGCTCCTATTACTGCAGCCATAACTGGAAATCCTGCCATATTAATCTCCTTTGTTATAGTATAGTTTACTTGTTTTTTGGCTGTCTATCAAGACCTTGTAGAACCATTTCGTCTAATAAGCGACCAGAAAATTGATATTCTCCCACATGGGTAATGTATTCAGTAATCAAAGCCATGCATTTACCACCCATTTTTCTCCATAATCTAGAAAAAGCAAAGTCTTCTCCATAATATCTTTGCTTTTTTTTATCGTAATAAGTGTCAAAAAAATTATATAAGTGAGGTCTTGTAACAAGTTCATCGTCTATAACTGTTTCTTGTTTGATTGTTAAATCTGGATAAGCTTTTATCATTTTTTTAAATACTTCTCTTTTTATTAACATACAACCAGTCATAGAATGACTAAGTTCAATCATATCGTTTTTTAATTTTATGTCATTCTCTTCATCTAATAATCTTACTGGATACATATTACCAGCAGTATCTCTTTGTTTTTTATTTAAATTCAAATCTTTATATTTATCAAATACATTATTCCATTGAATAATTTTCATAGGATATGGGCAACTCAATACATCTTGTTTTTTCTCTAACATTTTAAATATAACATCAGTATCAAATAAGATATCGCTATCAATAAATAATAAATGTGTATGATCAGTTTGAAGAAACTCACTTACACATAGATTCCTACCCATAGTAACTAAAGACGATTTCATCATATGTAATGTTAATTTAATTTTTTTATTAAAACATTCTTCTTGTAATTTAAAAACTGATTGCATGTAATGAACTGTCACTTTGTCATGAACTGGTGTTGCTAAAAATAATTTAACCTCTTTCATGCAGGATACCTTGTAGAAAAGTTGTCCATTCTATTTTCTTTTTTTCCCAACTATAAAACTTTTTTACAAAATTTTGTTGCATTTGTAAATGCTCAAATATAGCTGGCTCGTGAAGCGTGCTTACTGTTTGACGAATGGCATGAGCAAATTTACCAGCTAATCTTTTTATGTCTTTTTCATAAGTAACATATACAGGAAACTCGGAGCATGTTTCATACAGGGCTCCGTAATTTGTAACAATACAATACAAACCTGCCGCCATTGATTCTAATGCTGCATTACAACTTGTTTCCTCCCAGGTGCTAGGATACACAAACATATGATAACGATATATAAATTTTTGTATGAAAGGGTGTTCTTTATAACCTATGTAGTTTACATTTTCTAATTTTCTTGCTTGTTCATACAAAGGCTCGTATTTATTTTCATTTTCTTTTTCAAACTCTTCTCCATAAATTTTACAACTACTGAAAATATCTGCATGGATATTTAAATCTTTGAGTAAACTCATGGCTCCTAATAAAACATTTAAACCCCTCCAGGGTGTTACATGAAATAATAAACGAACCATATCACCTTTTTTATAAGGAGTAAGTGTAGGAAAATTATCTACTCCATTTTTAATTACATGACATCTCTCGGTAGGTAAATCAAATCGGTATCTATATTTTTCATAATTCCAATGACTGTTAAAAACATACCAATCATATAGTTTGTGATTGTCTTTGTTTTCAAACCAAGGATAAATGTTAGGTTGATCGTGATTATTTTTTTGCCATAAAATATTTATTTTATTTTTATTTAAAGGTATTTTGTTTGGGATAGAGGTGCATATTTCAAAGTTATTTAGAAGTTTTTCATCTATAAAACGATTTAAATATCTGTGTTGTATTTCAGTACCACCCTTTGGAATCATGTTCCATATTCCAGTAATAGTTCTTGACCTTTAGTTATTTTTTTTACAGTCATTACTTTGTAAACAAGATAATCATCCCAATCTAAATCTATAAATAAACGGCAATTAGGCTTATCACTATGATTTAAAAAACCACCCATAGGTGTTCTAACATAACCATATACGATTGGTATTTTAATATGACTCATACCCAAATCATAATTTTTAGGTAAATCAACTTTAGTAAAGACACCATGACCATGAGTCGAGCTCACTCCTAACATTAACTCTTCAGGTAATGGATTATAATAAAATCTATCATACTTAATCTTCATCTTTAGTTTTACTAATTATGGCAAATGCTTCCGGAGGGACTATGATGTTTACATCACAAGCTATATCTTCTTGTTTAGTTTCTGTTTCTGGATTATCTACATCTTGTTGAGCTTCCTCTTTTGATGCGTATATTGTATTATTTTTTTTATTACGGTAAGTTTCTTTACTGTCACACTTAATAGTTTTCATAAATACAATATCCTACAAAATACAATATTATGCAAGAATTAATTAAACCAGGCTACCATACTATACCTAACTCCTTTTGTTATTTTATCTACTGAGTGAGGATATAAAAATGTGCTAGGGAAAACTAATAAATCGCCAGTATCTAATTTGTAATCTAAAACTTTATGTTGTTTTTCATTATCGTGAAAACATATTTTACCACCATCATATTCATTATTTAAATTTATTATTATAGATAGTTGTCTATGTAATAAAAAGTGTGCATCTACATGCGGTTGATAGAAATGACCTTTACTATACTTTAATAAATTAATAGCTTCTAATTTCATTTGTTCATTCATAAATGTAAATTTTGTAGCATAATGATTTATTGCTTTTCCACATATAGAGAATAAATGACTTTTATATAAAATATCATTTTGATTATCGTCTTGAAAAAAGTAACTTAAAACATTTCTTGTTTTTGTATCAGTAACATTTTTTTTATTCATCATAACTTTAGCTTTATCAACACAAACTAAATCTGCATACTCTATTATATTTTTACAAAATTTTTCAGGTATAACATTTTGATAATGGTATATAGCATCAAGTATATGCATTATCCGTTTTCTTGACTGCGGTCTATTAAAGCATAGGATACAATACCTTGTATTTCATTAGCTGTTCCAGCTGTAAGCTTTAAAACATCTCCCTCTTCTAAAACCAAAGTATGTGATATAATTTGTCTAGTAGTATTTCCTGACATAGAAGCATTGTCTATTCTAAAAGTTGCAGAAGCACTTGTATCAGTAACTTGTGTAACTAAGTTTACTGAAGAACTAGAACCGTTATGTGCTTGTATTTGTTTAATTAAACATCTGCCGTTTGTTGGTGAAGTTAATACTGAAGTTACACCTGTAGTTGTTAAATTAAAACCTGCATTTTTATATTGTATAGTCATGATATAAACCAGTTAAAAGTATTTTGTTCATTTTGTATATTTTGTTTGTATGAAAAATTTAATATCTGTATTATTTGTGTTAAAGCTAAATTAATTAATCTTTGGTTTTCTACACTATATTCTTCTTTTGGCTCTGGTATAAATGTGGTAATTTTAGACAACTTTTTTTTTGCTCCTTTTTAAACTTTCTTTTGCTTTTTTAGCTATAGCGACCACCTGCGTTTTTCCCATAACTTTAGCTCTCTGTTCCATAACAGTCAAGATTTGTATTTTTCTTGCATATGGTTTTTTTATTTTTTTTACCTTTGCAACTGTTGCTCTTGCATCTGCAGGTGTAGCAAATTTAATACGAACCGTATCTTTAGGATTTTCATCTGTATATAATCTTCTCCCACTACCTTTAGGTTTTTTACCTGTGCCTCTTAAAGGGTCTTTTTTTTTCATAACTATTTATCTTTTGTATTAAAGCTTATCACTATTCTTTCATTTTTTGAAGTATGTTTTTCCACATAATGAGACACAAAACTTGGAAAAAGAATCATTGTGTTCTCTACAAATTTATTATCAAATATATGATTAAATCTGTTAGACACAGCCTCTAACATGCCTCCATATGGATGTAAAAACTTTGTGCCGTTATCACAACCTTTTATATATATTATGCCACTATAAACAGAGTTAGGGTGAGTATGAATAATGTGATAATTATTTTTTTTATAGGATTGCACCCAACTATTACCCAAATTTAAATTAAGTTTAGCTAGCACCTTTTCTATACTGTTCTTTAAGTTTTTTAACATTGGAAAGTCTAAAATATTATTTCTTGTGTAAGATGTTAAAACCTCTTCAGATGCAGAAAAAGTTTTTGTATTTTCTATTAAAATAAAAATTTGTTCTTTTTCTTGTTCTGTTATTTCTAATTCATGCTTATAAAAATAATCATTAAAAGGGTTAAACTTTTCCATAAATTATATATATTAATTTATCTTTAGGTTTTTTTCCTGTTTCTTTTTTTAGATCTGGCACTTACAACTCCCTGTAATGTTTTTGCTTGACGAGCATGTGTTCTTGATGCTTTTTTTAAAGCTGTAACTACTTTTTTTATTTTAGTCTTAGCTTTTTTCATTTTCGTCTTCCTTTCTTTTTTTCAGGTTCTTTTCTAATAGCTCTGTATATTATATCAGGCGGTGATTCAAAATAACAGTATTCTTTTATGGTCAGCAATTTAAATGATTTTTGTTTCTGTAATCCCCATTTAAAATCTTTTGCATTTTCTTTTATTAAAGATGTATAAAATTTATATTGTTCAGGCCATTCATTTTTTGTAAATTTCCAAATTTTAACGGCATTTAAAACTATAGCATATGGGTTGGATGTATGATCACTTTTCCATATTTTTTCATTGTCTACACTTACAATGTTTTTTATATCCATCCATCAACGCCTACCATCCGGTTGCACATCAGCTCTAAATGTTCCATACCTCCAACTTTCATTGGTGGTTGTGTTTTCTATTTTAAGATTAACAGCCCTTGCTCTAGCTCTTGTGTCTACTTTTTGTGTGCTACTACTTACAGTAAAAGGCCCTAAACTACTACTAGCTTCTGAATCACTAGGAAAATCTTTCAAATTTAAAGTGACTCTAGCATTACCACTTAAAGCTCTAAAGTCTGGTATAAACCTTCTAATTTTAATAAAAAATTCACCTGTTGCTATAGTCGCACCCTCTTGCCCTTTAACCTCAAAATCACCACTTTGAATAGATCCCACAATAGCAGTAGATGCACCAGATGAGTCAACTTGGTTATTTCCTTTTTCATGTGCATATAAGATAGAAGCTCCATTTGTGCTAGTAACTCCTTGTATAGTAGGAAAATTAGGAGTTGATGATGCATTGTATTCTGTTGCATAAGGATTTTCATAAATTGTTTTATCGTAATAAGTAGATCTTGCTAAAGATCCAATTGTCCATACACCCTCTAAATAATTATAAGATACTGCTCTATCTATTTGTGAAGATCCATTCTTAGGATAAAACCAATTTACTTCACCAAACAACGAATTATATCCAGCATAAATTATATCACCACTATTAAAATTAATTCCTAAATCATCTGTGTCTTGAGTTGTAAAAACAAAATCTTCTACAGAACAAGGTAACTTTTTTACTGTACCATCATATAAATAAAAACCACCAGCTTGTCCCATCCAATACACCACTCCGTTTACTGCTATAATAGCGTGTTGACCAATAAGACCACAGTTGCTACCAACTTGTTGAATACCAAAAGTAAAAGGAGGTCCTATAAAAGTCATAGAGTAAGCTGAAGTATTTGTTAATATTAAAATGTAACTACCCACATTAACTGCACCCACTATTCTTGTACCAGAATCTAAACGAAAAGTACCAGCTGTGTTTGTAGATGTAGGTGTATAATCTGATTTGTTTTCTTGATCTGAAAACCTTATAAACATTTTATCTTGTGATTGAGTTCCAATAGTTGTTTCAGTTCCTAAATGTATTAAGTGCCTATCTCTATCAGAGACCATCGTCATAACACTTTGTACCGGATTAGTTGCAACTACTGTTGCTCTTGTTGTAAGAGGATTAGTGGCTGCTGGATTCCATTCAAATGTTTTATTGTTTCTTACTGTGGCAATTAATACTTGTCCAAAATTATCCAAAGACCAATTACCTGGTTCTAAGTTTACTTCACTTTCGCCAGATGCCTCTCCCCATGATATGAAAGAGGTAGCATCTTCTACTGCGGCACCGTTGTCGTGTGCTGCTCTAGTTGAGCCAGAAACACCTCTAACAATACCAGTTAAATCATTACTAGATATACCAGTATATGAAATTAATTCACCTCCTACAAGAATAGTTCCCGATGAACTAAAACCTGTTGTGCTGTTTAAAGTAATATCAGTTCCAGAACCTCCTGTACCAAAAGCATTATCACCTAAAGCACCATTTAAAGTATTGCTTACAATAGAGGAAGTCTCACCACCCCATAATCCTGTACCCCATCCGTATCCAACTGTTTGTGTTGCATCTCCAACTCTAAAGTAAGGATTTACAGAAACAGATCCTGCTGCAGACATTCCTGTTCCTCCTTCATTTGCTGACATTGTTACTGTAAATGTATTAGGAGTTCTAGTAACAACTTCAAAAGTATTAGTTGTAAAGTTTGCATCTGTAAAATTTGTTGCACCTCCACCTGGAAGAGTCACACTCGTAAAAGTAAATAAGTCACCAGCTTGTAAACCATGACTTGTTTTATTTACTGTAACTGTAGCACTCCCATTAGACGATGATAAAGTACATGAAGTTATGGCTGTATCCAAAGGACTTATATCGTAAAATTGTTCTGCATAATATAAAAACAATCCTTTATGTGTTCCAATAGCTATATATCTTTTTCCTTCTAAATCAGCCCATATATGTGAGTCTCTAGCTACTCCAACCAAAGTGCTAGATGTTGTTTGCTCCCAACCACCTATTTTTTCAGGAAACCCATATCGAAATCTTACATTGTCGCAGTTAATCCATTTACCTTCTGCTCCAGTAGGGGTAACTTGTTTATTAATTCCAGGTGCTATTTTTACTTCTGTTAAGGGCATTCTAATAGTATAATACTTGTATTATACTTAGTCTATGGTAATTTGTATAAATGAAAGTTACTGGTATTAATAATATAAACCAAACTCATTTATACACTACCACAATAACTTATCCAAGAACTGTAGAAATATATCATGGACATTACCCAGAAAAACATATCTTACATAATTTAAAAATTAAAATAGATGAATATTTAAAAACTAAACTTGATAAAAACCAAACTAATGTTTATGGAAAAAAAACAGATTTTTTTGCTTTTAATGAAGA